CTCCTAAAATGGAACGTCATCATCATCAACTGCAGCAAACTCTGTCGGTGACTGTGGCGGTGTCTCGTCTTTTGTTGCTTTGCTTTTACTTTCCAAAGCTTGGATGCTACGGCCAGCAACCTTTGTGAATGTCCTTTTTTCGCCATCCGGTGTTTCGTACCTATCAACCCTGATAGACCCCTGTACACCTACTAACCTACCTTTGGTAATGTAGTTAGCTACAAACTCTGCAGGCTTACCCATAATCTCTACTGGTATGAAGTCTGTAGTAATGGACCCATCTTTATTTTTATAATCTCTATCAATAGCCATTGTAAATGTAGCTACTGCTGTTCCTGATGTTAAATATCTAAGCTCAGGATCCTTAGTTAATCTTCCAACTATAACAACATTATTCATTCTCCATCTCCTTATATCCAATCTTTTAAAATCTCCGGCAGTTGCCTATTATGTGCCTTGTATTCTTTTTTGATTCTGGTTTCAATACTACCAAATTGACTATTTAAAGCTGTTGATATTAAATGTCTGTCAGTATTTGTCAATGATTCTTCTCCTAACAATACATTCCATCGACGATTTATTTCCATTTCTAGATTTCGTTTTTTCCTTAGCTTTTCATCTAGAGATATTAGCTTTATTTTAAATTTTTGTTTTTGATTTTCGTCCATGTTTTATACTCCCTTTACAGTGGCCTGTGCAAATTTTACACATACCGCTCCATATATCATAAGTATCTTTATTTTATTTCCTCTAGCCTGCACCAACTGGGCTTTATAATATCTTCGCCTATGTTTGCTCTTATAACATCCTCATAGCTTCCCAATATGCCAAATTGAATATTACAAACATATCCATATGTCCCTGATTCGCATACTTTTCCATCTATGCTAGAAAACTCTCTATCTCGCCATCTCTCTCTTGGAAATGGTAGGTTATAATAACACATTCCAAAAGGGCATTTATTACAGTATTCGGGCATTTCTAATGGTACTTTATACATAAGGTCACCCCCCTACTCATATTTAACTCCAAACCAATACTTCTTCAACCTAACCTTTCCAATTTCATCAATTGCTTTCTCTGCCACTTCTTTGTTTGCAAAGACTGGACCACCTGAATTATGAAATTGTGCTACACGTACAAGCAACATGTTATTTTCGGTATCATACATAACTACATAATTGTATTCACCACTTTTAAAAGGCCTGCTATACTTCCTTAGGATAGCCTCTACCTTACGTCTTTCAAGTTCAAATTTAGCATCTTCCTCGGTTAGAAATGCGTTACCGAAGTCTCTTTTAATTTCAAAGTAACCCTCATTAAACCTTTCTAGTCTCAAACATCCAACTTCATCAATGTAATAGTAACTATTGCGGTCGTTTGTATTAAAATCCCATATAGTCTTAGACTTCTGCTCTGCCTTTGCTTTTTGGGCTACAAGTTCTTTTATTTCGTCCCAGTTGTCATCTATCAGTTTTCTTATATCATTATTCATCTTCCTGATCTCCCTTAAATAAATTTTCTGCTATATGGAAAAGCCCAAGCATTTCCAATAATTCAATCCCATCCTTTGAAAATATAGTAATCCCATCTTTTAAATTATCTACAATATTCATTATTTTACCATTATTGGTTTCTGTTTCAATTTTCATGGTTAGTGTGTCAGGCATCTTATAAAATTCTATTTCTTTATTTTCATTCAGAAAATATACAATCCCATTTCTCTCATAAACTTCATAAATCTTTCCCATTTTTATACCTCTCTATCTTTTTATCTCAAATATTTATCTATCAACACCTCAAAAATGCTTTCCAACACCGGCACCGGAATTGTATTCCCCGCTTGTTTATACAATCCACCATTTAAGCATCCTTTTCTACCTGGATGTGCTTTTAATGCAGCTTCAAATTCATCATCAGAAAAACCCTGTAACCTCCAACACTCTCTTTCAGTTAGATATCTATACTTTCCATTACCTAAGCTTATTACACCACTGTTGGGACATCTCATTTGCTTACAAGTAATTGTATATGCAAAATTCTCAATAACAGGAACGGTCCACTTGCATATCGATCCTTCTCTTGATTTTATTTTACTTAGCATTGATGGTTGGGTAACCGTATAATGCTCTTTAGTGTCACTTTCTAAAAAACTTTGTATATTCTTCATCTCTCTTTTCTTCAACAAGGAAAAATCAAATATATGTTCGCCTAATATTGATATTGTAAATACTCTTTCCCTTGCCTGAGGTAAACCATAATCACGTGCATCTAATATTTCGTAACTACTAAAGTAGCCAAGTTTTTTCATATAATTTATATATTTATTAAAATTATGCTTCATATATTTTGAAAGCACATTTTTTACATTTTCCCATATCACCACTTTAGGCTTCCACTCACCCATCTGCTCAATGATATAAAGCGTCTCCCACATTAGGCTTGACCTTGTATCGCTTCCTTGATCAGCTCCTTTTTGTTTTCCTGCTATAGAAAAATCTTGGCATGGAGAACCATGTATTAAGATATCAGGTTTAAGATTCCAGCCTACAACATCTTGAGTTTTATATTCTAATTCATTAGAAAACATTGAATTATATGTCCTAACTGCTTTTTCGTCAATTTCTATATAGTCAATAGACTTTACAGGTATGCCTAAGTTACGAAGTGCCACCCTTGGTGCTCCAATTCCACCAAATAACTCTAGTATCTGTATTTTTTTATCCATACTCCCCCCATCCTTTTTTTTACTCATCCCTTATATCAATTATGAAGTATTTGAGCTGTAAGGATTCTTCAATAATTTGATTTAAGTGATTTTCTGCTTCAAGATGAGTTTTGTATTCTTGAAGCGTATAGTAATCTAGCCCTTTTTTAGCAACTAATCTTCCCTTTTCTCTATAATTTTCTGGTCGCTCATCTGCATATATGCAGTCAGGATTAAATATAACCCCATCTCTATATCTAATAGCCACATTCATATATCCTACCTCCTGTATTTATCACCGATTTCAAATTGTTTGTACTCTTCCTTTGTGACAAAGACTGTTGTTTGGCTTCCAAAAACATCCTTTAGTAAAAATGAATACTGTTCTTCTGCCCTTTCAGGCACCTTGACTACTTTCAACTTCCCATCAATCCACTCTTCTCTTCTTTCGTATTTTATCTCACATGGTTGGTAGTCTTTCTTAATGACCGTCCCTACGTAGGTCTTAGCTTCATGCTCAACAATCCTATATCCTACAAACATACCTAACCCAAAATTACAAATTAGGGCCAAGGCATGAATTTTACACCTGTGCTTATAGAACCATTCCATCATTTTTTCTTTCCCCTTCCAAAAACATTCTTATTAAGTTCATCTTGAAAATATCCTCTTAAATCAACACTTTCCTTAGCCTTTTTATAAACATCTTCCCTTTCTTTTCTATACTCTTTATATTTCAGGCAATTGTCATGACAATTTACATGCCGTTGTTCGCATTTATAGCATGGAGCCTTCACATATAATCACCTAACTTTCGTAGTATCTCACCCTAGTACATCCTGCTGCCTTTGCAAGTGGGTACAACCTTTCAAGGTTTGCCCAGATTTTCAAAAATGCAGAATATTCTTTTGTGGCTTCTATATCCTTAAGTTGCTCTTCACTTAGTGACTTAAAATACTTTTCTGCATCATCAAATCTTTTCAAGTTCTTTAAATACTCTTCAACCACATTCATATCCCTTACCCTCTCTAAAATGGCACATCATTGGCCACATCATCAAGCTCTACAAAGCTAACCTGGTCAACTTTGTCATAGCCATAATCTTTTATTTTATCCATATCATCTATCCAGAATCTTTTTCGCATATCATCAAAGTTTAATCTTCGACTAATTCCCTGTTTACCCGTTGTTCTATTCTTAAGAATCCCAATTTTGGTAATATCAGACACATCATTAGTCTTGCTATCAACCTTAATGTTCCTAGTCAGTATCAGCTCATAGTCTGCAAGGTTAACCACTTCACTGGCCCCTGACACGTCATGCATGTGATACCTGTCTTTATCTCCCTTTTTCTTGGGGTGAGCAACTAAAATGATGCATATCTTATATTTCCTAGCTAGGGATTTAAGCTTCTTAGCTAGTCTTTTCTGCTTGTCTAACTCTTCAAGGCCCGAATTGTCAATTGTCATCATATTATCTAATACAAATAACTTAACGTCCTTTGTTCTGGCCAAGTACTCTATGCTGGCCGATATGTTATCAACACTTGATATAGATTCTTCTGAATAAATAAACAGTTTATTCTTAATCCACTCTCTTATTAAATGTTCTCCATGAGATGTAACATCATAATATGTGTTTATTTTACCCTTAAATTCTTGTAGGTCACTTGGGTTAGCAACAGTTCTCATGAACCATTGCAGGATATTGAAGTCTGTTAATTCTCCTGAATACAACATACATCTATGCCCATTCATTATATTTTGAGCTACGATCTGATTAAGCAATGTTGACTTCCCGGAACTTGGCTCCCCGGTTAAGATAGTTAGGCTTCCATAGACAAGCCCCCCTAAAAGTGCATCTAGGTCTTTAAATCCAGTTTCAAGCCCTGAATTTAAATCTGTCCTTTTGATTTCACTTGCATCAACAAATAATTGTTCAACACTCCCGCAATCAAGTTTATTAGCCAAATCTTCTATATGGCTTTTAATTTCTGAGGGAGACTTACTTTCAAGGCTATTTACTAAATCAAAGACATGGTCTTTAACTTTTCTTTTGAATGAGTTGTCTTTTATTTCATCCATGTAATACTTAAAATTAGGTGTTATTCCCATGGATGCCATATCTGTCAAAAGACTTACAGGGGCCTGCATTCCCATAGCCTTTAACTCAGCAACCAGACTAACCATTTCTATTGGCTTCTTGGAATTATGAATTGACAACATACACCGATATATTATGTCAAATCCCTTGCCAGTTAAATCTTCAGGTTTTATTCCATCTTCTATAGCTCTCACTATTAATTTTCCATCAGTGATTATAGACCCTAAGAATGCCATTTCTGCGTTAAGGTTGCATATATCCCCAATCATCTTTGTCACCATCTTTCTTAAACGGAATAACCTTCTTGTCTTTCGGCATGTTCATGTAAAGCTTATCAAACTGCTTCCTTAACTTATCTGTTGATAGTATATTTTTATGCCAAAAATCATCCTGCTGACACCATCTTATTACTGCTTCAATATCATCAACGGACCTTTTATCAATTCTAAGCATTTTATCCACATGTCCACACCAGTTATCCAGGTTAGGTTCTTTAAATTTAGGATTGTTCTTTTTTATGAGCTCATAAAGAAGGTTGGACAGTCTAAACTCATCAGAGTTTGGACTATATATATTATCTTCTTTCTTCTTTCTTCTTGTTAGGGGGCGACCCTCAGGGGAGTTTGTGTTGATTATTGGGGTATTTTGTGTTTCTCTTGTGTAAACATCTTGGTATATTTCCCAATTTTCAATGGTTATAAGTGTGTGGGTCTTGTGTGTTTCCTTGGTTAAAAAACCGTACTGTTCTGCGTGGGTTATGGTTGTTCGCACAGTTTCACGAGTACAATCTTTTCCACACATATTTGCTATACCTTGAAGTGTTTTATACTTTTTGCCCTTGTAAATCCATTCTTTTTCTTCATGGTCTGCCATCAACAATATGGTAATAATAACATCCCTTTGTTTGCCTAATAGGGACTTATAAAATACGCTGTTTAAGATTCTTCTGTGGACTTTTATCCATCCTGACATAAGAATACCTCCCCCCTTGACCTTGCCTGTATTTTGGGTTATAATATTTGTAACAGTATTTATGGGATCCGTAAAATTTCTTGCGGGTCCTGTTTCTTTTTATTTTTGAAATAATATAAATCGCATTACATCCTAACCCGGCTACTATCAAAAATTTAAAAATATGATGGGCCAATATAAGCACACACATCATCAGTTCTCCTAACAATTCTAATATATTCATCATGCTGTTACCCTTTCGTCCATATAATTGCAAGCCATCTGCAATAACTTGATTTTTATACTTTTACTTTCAATTTCTCTAAAAGCTTTTAGCGTCTTAAAGCTTATTGCATTTTTGGATATGATCATTACGCCCCCCATATGGTTAAAAAAACCAGATAGTTCATCTTTTTTGTAGCAGACAACTTTCCATGCAGTTTTTTTGCCTTCAACAGTGAACTTGTATTTCGGGTGCTGTATGGTTTGAATTTCTTGTTTTATTAGCATTCTCCCATGACCTCCTTATATCTATCTTCACCAACAGCCTTTTTAAGCTTTTCAGGATAAATAACATAGCTATATGTCCTACTTCTGTCATTTTTCTTGAAGGCTGTCCCAAATTCAAATGCCCCACGCTGAAGCCCAACTCTAACAAATTGGTCTGTAACTCCAAGCATTTTAGCAGCTTCTGATACCTTAATCTTTGTCATTATTTTTCCTCCTATATAATAATTCAAATGAACTTTTAATCATGTTGCTTATTAGCCTTTCTGCTTCTTCCCACGATTTCAACTCCTGGTCTGAAATTATGCCATCTGATGCTATGCTAATAAGTTCATCCTTCTTCTTATCTATGTTTTGCAAGCTGTTTAAAAATCCCAATGTTGAACAGCACAAGTCCTTATCTTTTAATTGTGGAAGGACCATTGCCCCTACCTGGCTATTTTCCAGGTGTTCATATGCTAGTTTCATATCCTCATATAATAAGCACATCCTTCTTGCTATATCATTTGGTGGGATATATGTACCATTTTCATATCTCTTGATGGTATCGATACTAATGTTTAGGTGTTCCGCAGCCTTTTCTTGAGTTAGGCCTGCTATTTTTCTGTATTTTTTATAAATATTTTCCATTTTTCACTCCTTATTTTTACTAATATAACAATATATAATTAAGGCTTATAACGCTTTACTTATTCTTGTTAGGGAAGACCATTATCCCAATAAAGTAATACGCATCTGTTGGAAAATCTGTAGATAGTGGTGACCCAATGTAAAAGGGTCCTTCAAACGGCAGTCCATTTTCCACCTGAGCTTTACTCCACCAGATACAAGGGCCATCTTCTTCAGCCCAATCTTCAACCTCCCTTAAGGTAAGTAGATCTTCTAAGTCGCATAATCTTTCAGTAGATAATAAGTGTGCGTAAAATGTTTCATAATCTCTGTACATTCCCACCAAGTCCACTGAATTTAAGGGCAACAGAGTTGTAATTTGTTTATGCCTCTCTGTCATTCTTTTATTCGCCCAATCGCCACAATGTAAAGTTCTCAAAAGAATACCTCCTATTTTTCTATTAGTGCATTTTCTGCACTTCATTTATATCTTTAAACAATATATAATTGTTGTAAACAATTTAAAATTGTCTTATTGAGTATAAAAAAGTTGCCTAATATCTTTCTCTAAAATATCTGCAATCTTGAATGCAACGCTTAAAGATGGTTGATTGTTCCCATTTTCTATCAAACTATATGCTTGCTGTGATATCCCTATTTTAGAAGATATCTCCCTTTGGGTTATTTTTTTCTCTTCTCTCGCTTTTTTTAAATTACTCATAAATTCCACCTCCTTTTTGACAATTTAAACTTGTTTATAACTCTATTATAACAATTTTAACTTGTTTGTCAATACATTTTTACAATTTATATTTGTTTTTTATTTACTTATACAATTCATGGTTGTATAATATCTACTGAGGGGGTGATGCTATGGACAGATTGTTATTTCAAAAAAGACTTAAGGAATTAAGAAACGAAATAGGATGCACTCAAGAAGATATGGCGAATAAATTAAATATATCTAAAAGTGCCTATGGATATTATGAGCAAGGGAAAACTACACCAGATTCTAATTCAGTCTCTATGCTTGCTGACTTCTTTGACGTGTCTACAGACTATCTTTTAGGTCGAACAAATGTAAGAAATCACCCAGAAACTTTTGCAGCACATACTGATGAAGATATGAGTGATGAAGCAAAGGCAGAGTTGGAAAACTTTAAAGAATTTTTAAAAATGAAATATGGTAAGTAAATGGAGGGGTATTATGAGTTTGGTTAACTTTGAATCTAATACTAAATCAATGGAATTAAGGAAAGAAGATTTTTTCATTTTAGATGAAAATGGATATAGGGTTAGACCCATGAAGGGAAATAGCCTTTTTATGTTCCCTGATGACTATATTATATTGGATTTAGAAACTACTGGATTAGATCCATTGGTTGATGATATTTTGGAAATTGGTGCAATTAAAGTTGTTGATAATGTAATAATAGAAGAATTCCAAAGATTTTGTAGACCAGATGATATATCTATGCTGTCTGGTTTTATACAAAAACTTACTGGTATCACCCCAGAAATGTTGGATAATGCTGAACATCCTATAAATGTGATTAAAGATTTTATGCAATTTGCAGGAGATTCTATTATACTTGGCTATAATGTGCATTTTGACATAAATTTTTTATATGACGAAGCTCTTACTAGAAATATTTCCCCTATAAAAAATGATTTAATAGATGTTATGAGGTTTAGTAAAAGATTTTTATCAGATCTTCCTGATTACAAACTTAAAACAGTAGCACAAGAGTTGAATATAGATTCTACTGGTTCTCACAGAGCTGTTGCTGATTGTAAGATTACTCATAATGTTTATCAACATATTAAAAATGTAATTGGAAATGATGGAAATGCTGCAGATGAATTTTACAAGAAGGCGATAAATAAAAGGAAACCCCTAGACTGTAAAGATATTACTACGGATAAAACAGAATTTGATATTACTCATCCACTATATGGACAAGTTTGTGTGTTTACTGGCACCTTAGAGAAAATGAATAGAAAGCAAGCTATGCAGCTCGTTGTAGATTTTGGGGGAGAAAATGGAAAGAGTGTTACAAAGAAAACTAATTTTTTAGTTCTTGGAAACAATGATTATTGCCCTTTGATTAAAGATCCTGATGGTAAAAGCACAAAACAACTTAAAGCAGAGAAATTAAAAGAAAGTGGGCAAAATATAGAAATAATATCAGAAAATGTATTTTATGACATGTTGGAAATGTAAATTTAAGTAGTTTATAGGCAGGATATGCCAATATTCTGCCTATTTTTACACTCAATTGACGAACATATGTTTTTTATAAAGGTGGTATTGATGATAGAAAAAATTTGTAAGTATATAGAAGAACAAGAAATTTTAATTGATGATTGCCCAGAACTCAGCAATTTTAAAAAGGCAGCACTTTACTGTAATATAAATAATAGAAATTTAATACTCCTTAGTCCTGAATTTCATAATAGAAATTTAAAAGAACAGGCTGAAATACTGGCCGAAGAATGCGGGCATTTTGCTACTAGTGTTGGAGATACATTTGTTTGCCCAAATACTTATTCTTCAAAACTAGCAATATCAAAAAGCGAACAAAAGGCCACTCTATGGGGGGCTAAATATTTTATTAATGAACAGGATTTAAAGAAATATATCTTGATATCTACCAGTGTAGAAGAACTTACAGACTACTTAGGTGCTACAGATAGGATGTTGTATGACTATTTATATTCACTTAGGCATATGGGGCAGTATTGGCAGCTTAATGAAAGATTGCTTTTAGACCTATATAGATTGCCTAATTTAGTGATTATAGATAAAGAAGATTTAGAGAATGGAGTTGATATATATGAGGAACCCTAATGGCTATGGTAGTGTGTATAAATTATCAGGAAACAGAAGAAATCCTTGGGCAGTTCGTATCACTACAGGATGGGATTTTGACAAAGAAAAAGGCAAGTCTAATCCTATTTACAAATTTATAGGATACTATAGAACACAAAAAGAAGCCATCATGGCACTGGCCCACTACAATGAATCGCCTTATGATATATCGGCAAAGACCCTTACTTTTGAAGAGATATATAACAAATGGTCTAATATACATTTTGAAAAAATATCAAACTCAAATATAACGGGATATAAGGCTGCATATAGAACTTGTGAGCCTATAAAGGATATGATCTTTTCTGAAATTCGTCTTGATCAGCTTCAAAATCTAATAGATCAGTCTGGTAAGAATACTCCAACGCTTAAAAAAATAAAAATCATGCTAGGGCTTATGTATGACTATGCAGTTATTCATGATATTGTGCCTGTTGAAAAGAGAGAAAAAATTAGGTATTTAGATATATCTAAGCCTGGAAACCCCAACTCTTATACCAGGACCAAATTTTCTAATGCTCAGATAAAGAAGGTATGGTCTGCCAAAGATGATGATATTTACTATAGTGTGGTTTTGATGTTGTTGTATTCAGGTGTAAGAATCGGGGAGTTGCTTGAGGTTAAAAAGTCAGATGTTCACCTTGATGAGAAGTGGTTTTTCATATCTAAATCAAAAACTATGGCAGGAATTAGAGAAGTGCCTATTGCTGATAAGGTGCTGCCTTTTTTTGAATACTGGATGGCTCGGGAAGGAGAATATTTAATTTCTACTCCTGAAGGTGAAAATATGACTTATGATAGATTTTATAGGACTCACTGGAAAGCATTGATGTCAAGCTTGGACATAAAGCATACCCCTCACTCTGCTAGATATACTACTATATCAAGTCTTACGCAAGCTGGTGTAGATGATAGAATTATTAAGCAGATCGTGGGGCATAGTGGGAAGGATGTTACTGAGATTGTTTATACTAAAATTGATATGGATGTTAAGCTTGAAGCTATAAACAGAATTTAGGTGATTTTATGGATAGAAATCAGTATATAAATAGCTATATTAAAGATAAGTATGATAGACTAGGGTTGCTTTTACCTAAAGGCCTAAAAAACGATTTAATGGCCCTCTGTGGCGATTTAAATATATCAGCTAACGAATATATCAAATCGCTTATAGTAAATGACCTGCAAGGTGGAAAGTCCGTCCTATTCTCTAATAATGGACATGGATCAGTTGACAAAGAGCTTTTAGATAAGTAACTTTAGCCTAAAATTTACGGACATTTTGGGCTTAGAAATGTAAATTTAAAGCAATTTTAGATAAACTCGGATCAAATTTCTAAAAAAGAAAGGTTTAATTATGAACGCTTCAGAATTCATCTGGATGGATGGAAAACTAGTAAAATGGGACGATGCAAAAGTACACGTTCTAACTCACTCTTTGCACTACGCTAATGCCGTATTTGAGGGCACAAGAGCTTATAAAACAAAAAAAGGTCTAGCTATTTTTAGACTCAAAGACCACACAAAAAGACTTTTAAGATCAGCAAAAATGACCGTTTTAAATGTGCCTTACACCGAAGAAGAGCTTGAAAAAGCACAGATCGAGCTACTTCGCGCAAATAAATATAACAGCAACGTCTATATCCGCCCACTTATCTTTTT